AGGTATATCCCATATCAATCTATTATTTGGTTGTGCAGCATAGTTGCCATCTTCTAGTGCAAGTATGTGAGCGCACTTATGTTCGTGCGGTATCTCTGAATGATCAGTATCTATTATGTTAGCCTCTGGATGTGCAAAGTCAATAGTAAATAAATATTTTCCTCGATGCCATTTTTTATCTTTACCGATATATCTACCTGATTGTGAAACTAAAAAATCCCAACTAGTAATAGCAGGATAATAACTAAAACAATTCCATAACTGAAGTTCGTCAAGTCTACGTTTAGGAACATCTTGCGGTTTAAAACCTCTTTGTATGAAGGCAGATATCGGGAGACGATAAAAGACAGCGCCATTCTCCATAATCGCATGGAATAAAATAGCCCTTCCTTCAAGAGCCGACATCCCGAATATAATACAATCTTCAACTTCTCCATGATGTTTTTGTAAGTCATATAAAAACTCCCTTCTTATTTGTGCGTAGGTTGCAGGTATGTTTGCATTTAAGTAAGCCATGCCTCCATACTATCATCAAAGTCTCTGTAGTCTATTGTTATTTCGTCACCTATTTTTATATCTTTTAAAGCAATGCCATCATCATTTACACTAGGATCAGTACTGTGATTCATATACTTTTCATTGTCAACACCCATGACAAACATTTTTGATCCTAATTCTCTTTCGTAAGAATGTGTGTCAATAAATTTAGCAAGAGCTAAAGGCATACGTGGTAAGTTTTCACTGTTAAATTCTATTTCAAATTCAGGTCTAACTTCTTTTATTTTTTCACCTTTCTTTGCATTTTCTTTTGCAAAGACTCCTACGCCATGTAATTTACTTTTATCTAAATACGTATCTATTAATAACATTATTTAATTGAACCCCAGTTAGGGCCAGACTCATAGTCTACTTTGTTTGGTATTTTAAGATCAACTGCATTCTCCATGATATCTTTTATTTTATCTGCCGTAATTTTATCAGGTATAGAGATATCTAATTCATCGTGAACCTGAATGTGTGGTGTAATACCTTCTTTATATAATTCTAACATTGCTTTTTTTGTCATGTCCGCTGCACTACCTTGAATTAATTTATTTAAAGCTTTGTATGTAAAGGCTCTACGTGTAGGATTATTATGCCAATAGTTTTTCTTTGGATTACCATCTTTGTCTTTTAATACTTCACCTTCTTCATTTTTTAAATACTGACCCATGTTTTGTAAATCCTCCATACGTTTTTCATCTTCGGGTGGTATGTATTTGCCCCAATCTGAGCCTCGAAGAATGGGTTCATATTTAGGAAAACGACAACGTCGGTTAAGTAAAGTTTTTATTTGACCTTTGTTTGAGGCAGCTTTCATAACTTCATTCATTAATTGTTTTACAAAAGGAACTTTACTATGATATTTGTTAAATAGTTCTTCTGCTTTATATTTAGATACACCTAACTCTGCTTGTAACTTTGCTTTACCCATACCATAAAATAAACCAAGATTAATTACCTTGGCCTGATCTCTTGGTATATCCGCCATCTCAGCTACAATTTTATGAAAGTCTGTTGATGGATCATTATCATACGAGTCAGCTATCGTATTTACTGATGCTAGTCCGTATCGTAAAGCATAGTGTGCAACAAGTCTTGGTTCCTGTTGCGAGTAGTCAAAACAACCCCACTCACAACCTTTTTCAGGTATAAATAAAGATCTTATCAAAGGACCTGTATCCGGATCTCTTGCAGGTATTTGTTGTAAATTAGGATTAGAGTAGCTAAATCTACCAGTTACAGTGCCACCATCATCAGATCTAATCTGATTAATTTCAGCATGTATTCTACCTTTGTGTTCATGTTTTAATATCGTATCAATAAATGTTGTATTAACCTTGTTTATCTTTCGGGCCTCTGCTATCTTTTGAACGATAGGATGTTCATGATTAGAGAGAAAATTTTTAGTAAATGATGGCTCACCAGACTTTGCAGTTCTTTCGTAAGATAAATTTAATTTTTCAAAAACTTTGGATATGGATCTTGCAGCCCATATCTGAGTATCTATTCCTGTTTCTATTTTCACTTGGTGTATTAGCCGTTCTTCTTTGGTGGTTAGTTCTTTTTTTAATTGACTGGCTCTGTGAACGTCTACACGAACTCCGAGGAACCGCATATCAACTAGACAAGGAAAAAGATCTGTCTCCAGATTAAATATAGATTCTAAATCTTTTTCTATAATTAATTTTTTAACGTGCTGCCAAAGTTTAAAAGTTAACTCTGCATCTTTTTCGGCGTACGCACCAACTTCTTGAGCAGGTAATTTCCACATATCTGCCTTTGGATCTAACCCTCGTGATTTTGCAGCCTCGTTTAAAGCTCTTTCATTTTTACCCTCATTTATAAAATGCCAAGATAAAGTATTTAAGGTATATGAAAATCTATTTTCATCTAATAAAGAACATGCAATCATTGTGTCTACTATTAAACCATTGATATTTAATCCTAAATTACGTATCCAACTAACATCATACATGGCATTATGAAATATTTTTGTAGCAGGGCATTCAAGAATATCTTTAAACCACTCCAAAGTTTTTTGTCTATTCATGTTAGGCCCTTCGGCATGAGCTATTGGAAAATACCAAGACCCATTGTAAGTAGCTATTGATATACCAACAACCTCACCATTACCGACAACAGACCCAGAACCTTTTGATTTTAAGTCGGGATCTCTTGTTTCTAAGTCTACTGCAATCTCATCATAAGATCTAAGATCTGGATACTCCGTAGGTTGTACCCATTCTGTCTGTGGTAATATCATTTTTTCTTAGGTCCATCTTTCATTTTTTTTATCTCTAACTGACAATAGTGTATAATTTTTTCTAAATCTTCAATACCTGATTTATTTAAATAACGACAAACATACTTTACAACACATCCTTGAAAGAACGAGAGATTATTTTTAGAAATAAATTCATAAGGTTGTATTTTCATGTTCTTATAATGAGATCCCCCAATTTGTTTATTCTGTGGAAAAGCCTCATCAAATATATCTTTATGTGTCATAGCTGATATTCCTTTATTTTTTTCTTACTTTTTAATTTATATAAATTATTTCTTGCTCTCGTGATACCGACATACCACACTCTATGCTCCTCATCTTGTTTGTCAACACTTAAACTTATACCATTTTTAACTTTTGATCCCTGGTGCATGGATAAAATTACATTGTCGCTCTCACCACCCTTTGCGGCATGGATAGTTGATAACCATATTCTTGCAGGTTCTTCTAAATTTTCTTTTTCAGATAATAAATTTCTTATATATAAAACTTCTTTTTGGTCAGCCATAAATTTTTCATACCATGGAACCTGATCATCCCAATCTCCATTAGGTATAAAATCTTTTACTTCCTCTATTTCTTTTTCTTCTAATTTTTCTCCATTACGCCATTTAGTATAAGCAACCGCTGCTTTATATAATGCAACTCTAAAACTTTTACCCTTGTTACTTTGATAATAATAATTTTTATTTTTTAAATCTTTCATAATTTCTAATAAATTAGATTTAGTTCTGGTTAATATTAACCATTTACCCTCTGTTAAATTTACTTGGTTGATATCAGATATGGTTTGACAATCTCCATCGTAGTCTCTTGAGTCATAGTATTTGTATTTTCTAATACCTTGTATCTTCATTATTGGAAAATTAGACTCTAATTGCACAGACAATGATACTCTTTTTGATTTTCTTAAAATTATTTCTTTTGCAGGTTCTTCTATAAATCTTTTTACATCTGCACCAGCCCATGCAAAAATAGCCTGATCATCATCACCTGCTAAATACATATGTTCTGTGTGATTTTTTAATTTATCATAAAGTTTCCATTGTAATGGAGATAGATCTTGAGCTTCATCTATAAAGATAGCTTTGAATTTTGGTATCTTATCTGATTCTAAAACCATTTTTATCATATCGTTAAAGTCTATTAGTTTATTTCTTTCTTTGTATTTTTTTAAATTTATAGATATATGTTTTAAAGTATCCCAATCTATTTCTTTTCTATCGTGTTCATTTAAATCAAACTCTGTTCTTATATTTATATCTTTATTGATCGCTCTTTGTATCATTTGAAAATAAGGATTATTACAAGTTAAAAAATGAGTTTCCTCTTCATTGTATTTATCACTGAAAGAAACTCGAACGTTTAAATTTTTACCTAAATCTTCATAGTGATAAGGTTGCATTATATCTTCTTCAGTTAATCCAAGTAAGTGATAACAAAAAGCATGCAGTGTTTGAAAATAAGGTACTTTAGATTCTGACACACCTATTCTTTTTCTAGCCTCCTCTGCTGCTTTCTTTGTAAAAGCAAAGTAACCTATTTTATGATAAGGAACACCAGTTCTACTATAAGCCTTAACTCTTTTAATTAGTCTATAAGTTTTACCTGTTCCAGGTGGACCATATATTTTATTGATCTTTAACATCGGGTTTTTTAAAAGTATCTATTAGTTTTCCTTTCCATCCATAATTTCCTAAATGTGTTGTCTCACCATCAACTACACCATAAAATTTAAAACCAGCTTCTCTAATTAAATTACAAAAATTTACATCTTCACCCCACCAGTTTCCTTGTTTATCAAAAGTAGTATCCCAAAAATTATAAAAATATTTGTTGGCTTCATCTGACATGCTTTCTTTTTGTTTTATTTTAAGATCGGGATAATCATTCATTAATTTTTCATAAACTTTTCGATGGACTAAAGTTAACCCGGCAGGGCCTTTTGTAAGTTCAACTAAGCCTTTTTTATCTATAGTTATGTTTTGACTATCCTCAAACTCTACAGAAAATTTTAAAGTTTGATCTTGTGTTTTCTTTCTATACGGAACACAGATAGCATCCTTCTTTGATATTATCATCCTGCCCACAACATCTGGTTCAAATTCCATGTCTGCATCTATATTTAATTGATAATCAAAACCTGTTTCTAAAAACATAGCGGTTAAAACATTTCTACCATATCCAACATACGGACATTTAAAAGTTTGAACTGTCGTTTTTATCTTGGCTGCAGTAAATTTATCTATTAATTTTATTAAAGATAAACACGTTCCCACCTGCATTGTGTCGTAGGCAGGCATTGATACACATACACTAATTGGTTTCATACTATATTCTCCTTATCTTCTCCTTCTATTATTTCATCTGGTATTTCTTCTTTCTGTAGTCCTTCTTTTGGAAGTTTTAAAACTCGTAGTGGTGGAAAAGAATCTTCGCTTTTACCTTTTGGAAATCTTTTTTTACAGTCAAAGTCTCCGTTAAAATATTGTTTAATCATGGTAGCTGTTCTTGCTCTTTCTTTTGTCCAATCTCCTCTTTTTAATTCATCATAAAATTTATCATAAATAAAATAATAATGGCCATCATCTTCTAAAACTGCACCAGTTTTAAAAGATGCATATGTTCCAGCTTTAGGTCCATTAACAAAATCAAATAATTCTTTTTTCAACATGTCCATGGGATTTGTGCCTGCAGGTGGTTTAATAGTTTCCATATTTGCCCATAGAGTATCTAAAATAGTTTGGTAATCATTTTGTTTTAATATTGGTGGAAATATAGGAGTTTGCTCTGCAATCAATGCACGCATTTCTTTCATCTCTGCTATTTTTTTAATATGTTTAGCATGTATCTGTACTACTTTACCATCAGCTAAATCTACATTTATAAAAAACTCTGGATCAGGTTTGTAATCCATTTTAATTAAACCAGATACCTGTGGCCAACTTGTGCTTCTGTGACTACCAATACCAAACTTTCTTTTTAAACAAGTTCCTTTTGCACAATAAGAAGAGATAGGAAGATCACTACATTTAAAACCTTTAGTTTCATTCTTCCAATATTTTATTTTTTCTTTTACTTTACCATCACCCCATACGGTATCATAAACAATATAATTTCTAGCAGCTTCTAAAATTTTGTCCTCCCAATTATCTGGATATTTTTTCTTTGCAAAAACCATATAGTTATAAAGAAATCGATCTCTTTCATCTTTTAATTTGCTGCCTGATTCCTGTATCTCTTTGCATATCATCTGTAAACATGGAGGCCCGTCATGAAACTCTTCTGGTCCACCTGTAATTATTTCTTTAATTTTTTTAGATCCTATTTCTTTTAAAGATTTTTCAGTCTGTAAATTTAACTCAGCTATTTTTAAAAATGTTTCTAGATCCATTTTACTACCGTCAGGGTTAAGAGCTTTACGTTCAGTGCCTTTGTAATATGGTAAATTTATAAAACTACCTGATGTTTTTTCATTGTTTTGATTAACACCTAATTTTGTTTGTTTAGGATATATTTCTGTGTTGTGAGGTAATTTAAATAAAAATAATAAATTAGATAAAAATTCTCTTATTAATGTTGCAGGCACTTTTTCTTTTGTAAATATATAAATATGAAGTCCACCACTTTTTGATTCTATTGGAACCACTGGTAATTTTTTATTTTCAATTATGTCTAGATATTTTTTTAAATTAAAACTTTTGTAATTTTTTGGATCTACATCTATTGCACCAAAACTAGATTTGGCTTCATCATCACAAGGCTGAATACCTATAGATTTTTTTCCCTCTAAATGATCTGTATAATCTTGATCAGTAATATTTCTTTTTGACCAACCATAATCTCCGGGATCAAATTTTAACTTACCTGATTCAGGGTCCACATACCCTTTGTCTACATTGCAAAAACCATAGTCTCTTTGTAGACCGCTAAAATATTTTCTAAATTCTTTCAAGGCGCCTCCACTCTCGCTTTGGCGCCTTTGCAAGTGTACACATAGGTACTCGGTTAAACTATATCTTGTTTAGGTTGAGATTTCTCGTACTGAGGTTTCGCTGAACCTTTAGATACAGTCTTCTGAAGTTGTTGTGCAACTTCATATATATCTGAATCACCTCTATCTGATACATCAAGATTTCTAACTCTTGATGGTTTATAGACATGCCAGCTTTTACTACCCGCTGTCTTGCCTACAGTTTTTAAATTGTAAACAGCAGCATACGCAGCTGGATTAAAAGAGCCTTCTGCATCTGAGAATCTAAGATTCTTAATTAGATTATTTAGCTCTCTAGCTGGTGTAAGATTAGAAGATCTCATAGCTATCACTGCAGGTTTTAATTCTGAGTCGACCATGGCCAACACATAAAAGTATGCAGTTTTTTCTACGTAATTACCATTTGGTAATCTATATCTACCATTTTTTTCTTCAACACCATCCGCTGGAATATCCAAATGTGTTCCTACTGGAGCGGATGCACTATCACCTCTCTCCTGCCACTCTGGATATCTAGTTTGAGAATGTGCTATTATCACATCTAGTCCTTCTCTACCATCTATAAGTTTAGTAAAGCCCGCGGCATATATCATACCAGGTTTTGCACCTTCAACATATTTAGCGTCTCTTTCATTACACTCTGGTGAAAGTTGATGTAGAATTTTTAGTATCGGTGTTGAAACATCATCCGATCTAATTTCTTCTGCTCCTTTACCTGAGTCTGATCTTAAATTTATAGTGGCAAGTGATCCTGCACTATTCTTTTTTACTACTTCTTTTTCCATATTTACTCCTTGTTAGTTTGTTAGGTTAGTAGTTTATTTGGTTTTTATTTCAGTTTGATTTCCTTCAAACTTGTTGAACAACTCTGCAGGTATACTACCACCACGTTCGTGATAATCGCGCAGAGTTGTTCTAAGAGTGCCTGCATGAACTGCAATCTTTCGATCAGGTTCATAACCTTGCCCTCTTGCAAGGGTCGCATATTGCTCCGCCTTGTTATCTTCGTTCAGACCAAATTTAACTGTGATTTCATTTTTCACAATTGCTCCCAGTCCGTTTTTCCGAAGCCAGTTGTGTGCCTCTTCTTTCTTTGCTGCAATAATAGAGACACCAAAAACATTTTTTATAGCTATCTGTGAGTTATCTTTTAAAGTTAAAGTTTTTAAATTTAACTGGGTCATCAGATCAGGTATAATAATTGTAGAGTAATATTTTTCTCTTTCTTTCAACTCTTTTAATTTTTTTTCTTGATTTGTAATTTCTTGTTGAATTTCCTGAAGCGTATTAATTTCTTTTGATAATTCGTCAGGGTTTATATTAGACACCTGATTAGGTGCATCTTTTCTTAGATCTATCATATCTTTCTCCATATATGTTTAATAGTTTAATTAATAAATTGCACTTCATTATATATGGGATAATTATATACTGTCAAGTTTTATTTTTGAAAAATATTAATTTCTATAGAATAATACATTTTTTCCTGTCTATCCCACTTTAATAGTTTATATTTTCCATTGGTGATGTCGGAAACTAAAGAACATGCAACTCCAATTATGGCAG